CCGGCCTGAAGCCCCAGCGGGAGGGGCACCGGATCGTCTCCTGCGCCCTCTCCTGGGGGCCGGACGAGTGCGTGGCGTTCCCCTGGCCGGAGGACCGCGCGGCGCTGCGAAGGATCTCCCGGCTGCTGGGGAACGAGGGGATCGGGAAGGTGGCGGCGAACCTGCCGTTCGAGGACCGCTGGCTCGCGCACTTCGGCCTCCCCGTGCGGGGCTGGCGCTGGGACACGCTCCTGGCCGCGCACGTGCAGGACAACCGGGAGCGCGTCACGGGGCTGAAGTTCCAGGCGTACGTCCAGTTCGGCGTGATCGGCTACGACGACGACGCGGGGCCGTGGATCCGGGCCACGGCGGCGGAGGAGAAGGAGCACGGGGCGAACGCCTTCAACCGCATGCCGGAGTTCCTGGCGAGGGAGCCGGAGAAGCTGCTCCGCTATAATGGGATGGACGCGCTGCTGGAGCACCGGCTGGCGCTTAGGCAGATGGGAACGTTGCTATGACCCTGGAAGAGGAGTATGTAGTCCATCCCGTGGCCTCGAAGCGAGCAGAAGCCTTCGTCTGTACGCATCACTACTCCAGAAAGATGCCCTCCTCCTCTCATGTGTTCGGCCTGATCCGACGGGAGGACCATACTCTATTCGGCGCTTGCGTCTTCCGAGTAGGAACGACGAAGGGACTCCACGTAGGAGTTCCCTGGCCCGTCCTGGAACTGGCTCGCCTCTGCTTGGAGAGGTCCGAGAAAAACCTGGCGAGCTTCTTCATAGCCCGTTGTCTCTCGGAGCTGGAGAGGGGGCAACTCCTGGTCTCCTACGCCGACGCGAAGTGGAGCCACTGCGGGTACATCTACCAGGCCACGAACTGGCTCTACGCGGGGAAGACCAGCGAGAAGCTAGCGTTCGAGAAGAAGGGGCACGTCTTCCACCAGAAGACGATCTCCGATACGTTCGGGACCATGTCCGTCGAGGCCATGAGGGAGAGGGGATACAGCCCCATCACGCTCCCGCAGAAGCATAGGTACTTCTACCCGCTCTCGAGGTCCAAGAAGCAGAAGAAGGAGATGGTGAAGTGGGTGACGGAGAAGTTCGGGCTGTTCCCCTACCCGAAGCAAGACCCCAAGCCCTATGACATGAAGACCATAGAGAACGGGGAGCAGAAGTCTGGATTCGGCCTGTAAGGAGGAATGAACCGTGACCAAGTCGAAGCTCGTCGAGGTAGCCCAGTCGCTGGGGGAGGTTGTCGGGGAGGTGCTCTCCCTGGTCCAGAGGAACGAGGAGCTACAGACGGAGGTCCTGCGGCTCCGGGGGCTCAAGCCAGACGTCCTTCCCCCGCCGGAGGGCTTCCCGAACGTGAGGCGCTGCGTCCGTTGCGCCACTCCCCTGAGAACCCTGGAGCAATTCGTAATCTACATGAACGAGTGCGGCGCGGTACCCGGACTCTGCTCCTCCTGCGTAGAGGAACTCAAGAAGTGACCCTCAAACCCACCTCCCGGGACGCGCTCGAACTCCTCCACCGCGGGGCCGTCGCGCTGAACCGAGTTCAGAACAAGGGAATGCTTGTCGACGTCCCCTACCTGGAGCATCAGCGCCGCGTCCTGGAGCGGCGCCTGCGCCTGGCCGAGGAGCGCTTCCTGGCCTCCGAGGTCGGCCGGCGCTGGCGGAAGCGCTACGGGAAGGACATGACGCTGGGCTCCGACCCCCAGCTCGCGCAGGTCCTCTACCGGGAGATGGGCTACGAGCCGACGAAGCAGACGGCGAAGGGGAACGCAAGCACCTCCCGCGACGCCCTGGAGGAGACGGACGCCCCCGGCATCCGAGAGCTGATCGAGTGGCGCGTGCTGGACAAGACCCTCGGCACGTACGTCCTCGGCATCCTCCGGGAGCAGGTTGGAGGGGTGCTCCGACCCTTCTATCACTTGGGCGCCGGGCGGGACGACGGGGACACGGGAGGGGCACGCTCGTACCGAGGGAGCAGCTCGAACCCGAACGCGCAGAACTTCCCCGTGCGCGACCCCGTGCAGGGGAAGCTCGTGCGGGAGGCGTTCCTGCCCTGGCCGGGGCAGCGCATCCTGGAGGCGGACTATTCCGGACTCGAAGTTCATGTGGGGGCGTGCGTACACCAGGACCCGAATATGGTCACCTACCTGGAGGGGAAGGGGGACATGCACCGGGACGCGGGGGAGGACCTCTTCGGTATCCCCCCGGACGACCCCTACTGGAAGACGAAGGAGGGGAAAGAGGTCCGGTTCTACTGCAAGAACGGCTGGGTGTTCCCCCAGTTCTACGGCTCGTTCTGGGGACAGTGCGCCCCGAACCTCTGGCGAGCCATCGACAAGCACTCCCTGAAGGGCCCCGGCGGCAAGCCCCTGAAGGAGCACCTGAAGGACCGGATGAAGGTTCGCAACTACGACGCCTTCGAGGCCCGCGTCAAGAAGGCGGAGGACGTGCTCTGGAAGGAGCGCTTCAAGGTCTACTCGAAGTGGAAGGAGGAGACCTGCCGGAGGTTCGACCGGGACGGGTACGTGGAGCTCGTCACGGGGTTCCGCTGCCTCGGGCCGATGAACCGCAAGCAGGTCTGCAACTACCCGATCCAGGGGCCCTCCTTCCACTGCCTGCTCTGGACCGTGATCGAGCTCGACGAGGAGATCCAGCGGAGGGACTGGCTCACGGCTATAATAGGGCAGATCCACGACTCCGACGTCAACAGCAGCGAACCCTCCGAGACGGACCCCTTCGTCGACGCGCTGGTCCGGATCGGCACGAGGGACATCCGGCGGGCGTGGCCCTGGATCGCCATCCCCCTGAAGGTCGAGGTCGAGGCGGGGGAGGTGGACGGGAGCTGGCACGGGAAGTCCGAGGTGAGGGAGATCGACTGTGGTTGTCGGCACAAGTACGCGAGGAAGCGAAAGGAAGGCTGGGAGTGCCTGACCTGCGGGGCCACGGTTCTGTTCTGAGAGGAGGAAGAGATGACCTTCAACGAGTGGTGGGCAATGCGTCGGACGAGCTTCAATCAGCGGGAATGGAAGGCCGGAGAACAGGTGGCACGGGACGCATGGAACGCGGCAATCGGCCCCGAGGGGAAACGCCTTGTCGATGAGTTGTGTGCTGTTGATTCGGTTCTCGCCGGCCGGGATGCCCTCGATGACAAACCGGATCGGATCTCCAAGATCCTCCACGCTATCAACACAGCGAAGAAGGTTGGTCCTCTGATGGCCGAAGTTGAATTGCTGAAGAGGAAACTAGGATGAGCCTCTACACCAAGCACCGCCCGTCGGACCTGGACGCCATCGTCGGGAACAAGGCGACCGTCGACAAGCTCCGCTCCGTCCTAGGGAAGCCTCGGGAGGACCTGAACCGCGCCATGCTGTTCACGGGGCCCCCAGGGACCGGGAAGACAACCCTGGCACGCATCATGGCGTCCGCGTTCGAGGTGGCGGAGCCGGACTTTCGGGAGCTCGACGCGGCGGCCTACCGGGGGATAGACGATGTGCGGGAGATCCGCCAGCAGATGCGGTTCCGGCCCGGCTCCGGCCCGGCGAGGGCGTTCCTCCTCGACGAGGTCCATATGCTGGGGCAGGGAGGGGCGAGCGAGAAGAACCCAGCGCAGAACGCCCTCCTGAAGGCCCTGGAGGACACGCCGAAGCACGTGTTCTTCTTCCTCTGCACCACGTCCCCGTCCATGCTCCTCCCCGCCATCCGGAGCCGGTGCTCGACCTTCGAGGTAAAGCCACTTTCGGAGGGGGAGATCGTCGGCCTGCTCCAGCGGACCTGCCGAGCGGAGCGCCGGAGGATCGGGGAGGAGGTCCTGGACCGGATCGCGCGGGACTGCCTCGGCTCCCCCCGCGCGGCGCTCGTGGCGCTGGAGGCCGTGATCGACCTGCCGAGGGAGGACCAGCTCGCCGCGCTGGAGGCGGCCGTGGCGCAGGAGGGGCAGGCGATCGAGCTCTGCCGCGCTCTCCTGAAGGGCGCGAAGTGGGGGGCCGTCTCCGCGCTCCTGAAGACCCTCCAGGACCAGGAGCCGGAGAGCATCCGCCGCATGGTGCTCGGCTACGCGCAGAGCGTCCTACTCGGAGGGGAGAACAACCGCGCGGCGCTGATGCTGGACGCCTTCGCCTCCCCGACCTACGACATGGGCTGGCCGGCGATCACGCTCTCCGCCTACACCGTAGTCTGCGGGAAATGACCTGCCCCGTCTGCGGCCTGGTCTACCGCTCCATGCGGACGGGCCTGACGTTCGCGGAGGTGTTCCAACTCCTCTGGTCCTGGAATGATGACCGGAGGACCTGGCGACAGAAGAGCCGGGGGACGGTGCTCGGGCGCTGGCATCAGCTCAAGCGCGAGCTCTGGGAGGAGCACCTCCGGACCTGCGGCTATAATGGGGAAGTCCCCTTTTGAATGAACCGGCTCTTTCCCCCGGAGGTATCAATGAGGGGAACTCTGCCAGGACCATCCGGAGAACGTGGCAGACGCGAACTGAGCGCGAATGACGTACGGGAACGCCCCTGCGGTCGAGACTCAGGAAGAACCGCCCCGCCGGTAAGCCCGTGAGGGCCTCTGGCGGAGACGGACGATCCTTCAGGGATCGGGGAGCGTGGCGGCCGGGAGAGACCGGCATTTCATCAACTTGAACGGAGGAAGTGAAAGATGAGACAGAGAGGGAAGGAACCGGAGCAGGAGCGTGAGCCCTCCGGGGGCGAGACCCCGGACTTCGCCGCGGATATGGCGATCGACCTGGACGCGCTGGACCGGGAGTGGTGGAGGCAGCCCCAGCTCTACGCGCGGTACGCCCGGCTCTCCGCCGGGGCGACGGCGAGGGCGAAGCGGGCGGAGGAGCGGGTGAAGCAGGTCCGCTCCGAGCTGATCCTCCGCTTCCTCTCCAAGACCTCCTCCAAGCCGACGGACAAGATCCTGGAGGCCATGTACCGAACGCACCCGGAGCACCTGGCGGCGAAGGAGGAGTGGCTGGCGGCGACGGAGGAAGCGGACGCCTACCAGCAGGCGCTCTGGGCGCTCGGGCACCGGAAGGACGCACTGGAGAATGCCACGCGGCTCTTCCTCGCCCAGTACTTCGCCGGCTCCTCCCCGCTCCCCCACGACCTCTCGTTCATGCGGGAGCGCGTGGCGGAGGACCGGGGGGAGGCGTTCCGGAACAAGCTGGCCGACCGCCAGGCGAGGAGGCGGACGTGACCCCGGACTGGGGACGGGTGGTTTGGGCGCTCCTAGCGTTCGTCGGCCTCTTCGCCGTCGCGCCCGTCCTCCTCGGGACGTTTGCCGGAGCTATCGCCTACGCCGTCTACCGGCAGAAGGAGGCCCACATCGCAAGGTTGCACGCCATCATGCTCGCCGTCGGGAGGATCCGACGGCACCACGCCAAAGAGGAGGAAGCGGAATGAGGACGAGAGGCGGATGCGGGGGAGAGGACCGGAGGAGCGCGTGGAGGGAGACGCGCGAGGAGCAGCAGAAGGAGCGCGGTGGGGACTGGCCCGTCAAGATCCCGGAGGGGGTCGAGCTCTACAAGCGGGAGCGGAAGGGTACGGCATACCTGAAGCTCATCTCCTACCCGCGCAAGGACGAGAACCACCCGGACCACCGGCTGGGGGACGAGATGTTCCGCCGGCCGTACTCGGTCCACAAGAACCTCGGGCCGGAGAACCGGAGCGCCGTCTGCCCGAAGGGGACGTACGGGAAGCGTTGCCCGGTCTGCGAGGAGAAGGAGCGGGCGCGGGCGCGGTACGACCGGGACGACGAGGAGGGGAAGAAGGTCATCGGAGCGCTCTCCGCCTCCAACCGGGCGCTCTACCTCTGCGTGGACGTGGAGGACGACCTAAAGAAGCTCCTCCTGCTCGACCAGCCGAACTCCATGAGCAAGGGCCCCGGGTTCGGCCGCCTGCTGGAGGACGAGATCGACGAGCAGGACGCGTCGGAGCCCTTCCCCTGGGACGAGGACGGCCCGATCCTGAAGGTACGGTTCGGGGAGGACGCGTTCAACAAGCACGCGTTCTACCCGGCGCAGAAGGTGGACCTGGAGGACGCGGAGAAGGGGCAGCGGGTGGACTTCTCGAAGCTCGGGGAGATCCCCTCGCTGGACGACTGCCTGAACCTCCTCTCCTATGAGGCCCTAGAGCGCCTGATGATGGGGGCGGACGAGGAGGACGAGGAGAAACCCAAGCGGAGGGAGGAACCGGAAGAGGAGGAGAAGCCACGCTCCCGCCGTCAGAAGGCCGAGGAGGAGCCGGAGCCCGAGAAGCCCCGCGGCAGGACCCGCAAGCCGGAGCCAGAGCCGGAACCCCCGGAGGACGAGGGGCCGGACGAGGACCGGATCAGGGAAGCCCTGGACGAGATCGCCGACGCGGACCACGACGACATCGTAGCGCTGGCGGAGGAGTTCGGCGTCGAGCTGGACGCGGGCGACCTGAAGGCCAGCAAGAAGGGGGACAAGAACGCGCGGAAGTCCCTCCGGAAGGAGCTCAGGGAGGCGCTGGAGGAGATGCTGGAAGAG